GAACGCTGTCTTAAAGTGTTTAGAGGGACCTGCGAACACTGTTAAACCAGGCGTAAGACCACCATCAAGACGACCCGATAGAGCAACATTAATCATCGGGACAGGGGTTTGAATCATGTCCTTTGCTGAAAAGAATTTACTTTCAGTTAGGATTTCTGTTTCACGAATTGTGGAATTTTTTCGTAACTTGTTAATTAATGACATAGCATCTCCTTAGAATAAATCATCTAGTGTGGCAATTTTTCGTGTTGACCAACCCATACAATCAAGAATGGTTCGCATAGGTTCTAGAAAACTCTTTTCGAACATTGTATTATAATCAACATACTTATGTATGTCAAGTTCTTTTGGTAACGATGTCACAAATGCAATGCTGTTTTCCTTGATGGGATTGGGTTCCTTCAAATACAAATACTTGATTTTATCACCTTCTTTAATTAGCTCATACTTTCTTTCTAACTTCTTCAACTTAATGTGATGATTGTATAACAGTGCACCTCGAACATGCATAGGTGTCGCCTTCTGATATATGGTTGCCTGTGAATGATACTTGGAGAGATTGTTGGCACTTCGCGGAAATGCAATCTCCTCAGGCGTCATCTGCATGAATTTCTGTTCAAGGTCAGCAATATACTCTTGAATCTCATCTTGTGTTTTTGTCAGTGCCATCTTCACTGTGTTTCGAAGATATTCACGGACACTCCCAGGGGTTGAACTACGAACAATTTCAAGCCCCTGCACCTTCAGCTTGGGTTCCTTGTATCGAACACCTTCACTATCATAGACGTTCAAGGCATAACGCTTCTTTGCCACCCAGATTGCCTTATCAGCAATCACCTCACGTTTGAACTCCATCTTCGACACGTATCCATGTGTCACATCCATGATTTCTTCACAGGCGCGAGATAACACCTTACTAATTTTATCCTTACAAAACTTGTCAATCACATCCACAATCTTGTTCTTATCCAACTGTGAGAAATGTTGTTCAACCAACTTATCCAATGTGATGTAACAACTATCAGTATCGGAATAGAAAGTATACTCCACATTAGTCGTTCCGCATGTCTTGTTCAGATAATCATTCAATGCTCGACCAATATGTTGAATGATGTATTGTCCTGTCAACGTGATACCTTCGGCAATTCTATCATCATAGAAACGAAAGTATTGATTTGCCCAGGCACCATATAAACTATTCAACTGAATCTTACGAGCCATTTGAATGTTGTTATATTTGGAAATCAATTTTACCTGTTCAACATCCTTTGTCTTTTCATATTCCTTCTGTGCCTCAATCATCTTCTTCTTGTAGAACACACGTTCACTGAAAATCTTTTCGACAATTTCTGGGAATAATCCTTGATGTGTTTGTGTATAACAATAGCCATTTGCTGCCATTGCCACATTCTTGTCATGGAGCTGACCAACGTGTTCCGTATGTCCTGCCAAAAGTTTTTCAGGTGTGATGTCTAGTGATGCACCCGTTACCATTGTTTCAGGACTCATGTTATACTGCATGATGATGCTAGGATATAGTGATGCCGCGTCGAAGCTCACAACCCAATCATACTTACCCGGCACGGGTTCTTTCACATAGGCACCGGCAATTGTTCTACCTTCGTGATGTTCCTTTTGATGAACAATAATATTCTTTGCCCACAAATGATTGTGAAGAATACAATCCCAGGTTCGCACCGCCGAGAAGATGTCATTGAAGTTACACTTGGCATCATATGCCATCGTGATAACCAATTCAATCAACTTCATCTTATCTTCTAAGGCGTCAACCAGTTCTACGTCAACAACGTTATATTCCACAAACGATTGCCAATCATTTGTATAATGATCCTTGAATGTTTCATATTCCGTTTCTAGTTTCTTTCTTCCCAATTCCTGCTGTGCGATATAATCGAGCTTATAACTTTCTTGTGCCGAGTATGTAAACTTCTTATACAAGTCCAAATAATCTAAGCTACTCACACCAAAAATATCAGCCGTGAGAAATTCACGACCATTCATCGTGATGTATCGTTCATTAACAATACGCCATGGCGACAAATCCTTAATTTTATCCTCACCCAAAACTCTCTTGATACGAACCAGAAGATAAGGCATATCGAATAGCTGTGTGTTCCACCCTGTCACAACATCAGGAGTTGTGGCTTGCCAGAAACGAAGAAATGTGCTGAGCAAATCTGCTTCATCACGACACTTCACATATTCGAAATTGTTCTTATTGGAAATATGCTTGATGTTTTCAATGTCAAACTTTTTTGCGCCAAAGGTTGTAATCTTCTTTGTGTTGTTATCTTGTACTGTGATGAGCAAGACTTCCTCGATGGGATTGTCAATACTCGGAAAGCCATTCTCTGAGGCTGTCTCAATGTCGAGTGAGAAGATGGTGAGCTGACTAATATCATAATCAACCTCAGTAGGATATTTCTCTGTGATGTACTGATAGGCAAAAGAAGTGTTACCGAAGATGGGGAAGTTTTCTACTTCCTTATATTTCTTCATGAATTCTTTTGCTTCGTTGATGTCACCAAATTGAATAGGCTCTAGATTATCACCAAACAAACTTTTATGTTTTGTTTCAGTCTGCGCCTTAATGAACATCGTGGGGCGGAATTCCACCTTGTGGTTGTCACGCTTGCCGTTTTTAATTTCACGGACAAGAATTCTATTACCATATTGTAATACGTTCGTGTAGAAATTCTTCATTCAACCTCTCCCGGGTCTTGAATGTTTTTAAGATATGTATGAAATATAACATGATGCCACACTTTGTCAAGTAGGCAGGAAACCTCCCGTCTCCGAGAGGTTTCAATGTGTTAGACTAGTTCTAACTTTGGGCGTTCAGGAAGAACAATACCCTTGCCTGTAATCCTATTGTATTCATTCTTCAATTGGTCGGCTGCTTCATATACCAGCACAACATGTTCACGGGAATATGAAAACTTCTTGGAGGCAGCAAACGGAAGAAATGGTGCAAGACCAACAGAGTATTGATGTTCTTGGGTTGGGATGAGCACAACCGCACATGGTGTTTCGATGGTGAGTGAATCACCTTGTACTTCAACGTCACCAATCAAATCTTCGCCTGTAACTAACTTGATGCATTTAATCATTATAAACTCAACTGTAAGGGTGTTAGGAGGATTATTTAATTACAAAATGTCAATCTTCCGAGGCTTCTTATCCTCGGGGACGATGCGTTCCAAATCAATGGTGAGAACACCATCAACAAGTGACGCATCACGAACAACTACATCATCAGCGAGTGTCCACTTGCGAGTGAACGCACGCTTTGCCAAACCGCGATGGACATATTCCACTTCGGTTTCTGAAGTTTCTGTCTTTGCTGAAATGGTAAGAACTCCCTCAGCCAATTCAACATCAAGTTCATTCCGCTTGAAACCTGCCACGGCAAGTTCGATGCTCCAATGCTCAGCATCATGCTTAACGATGTTGTATGGGGGATAATTGCTTGCACTATTAACCGATTCAATGGTATGAAAACGGTCCCATAGACTATCAAAGCCAATAGCCCATGGTGTATTAAGAGAAGCAGAGTTAAAAGTAAAGGTACGTGTCATAATTCCTCCTTTGAGCGAATGTGTTAGTGATACCCTTTCGGCGTATCTAAGGTTAAGTTAACTCCTAACACCCCTACAGTCAAGTCTTATTTCTTTTTTCCAATATTATATTTTGCTACTAAATTCCAATTGTTCTTTTCACCAAATGCAAGTACTTTGATTTGTGATAACGGTGCGGTATCTTCACATAGGTCTGGGTTCACAATGTCAACCAATCCCCAATCTTCAAGAAGATGAGCAACTGTATTACGTCTGTGTAAATCGTTATCTGATAAATCAGCATGCTTACCGTCAAGGGCAAAAAGTTCCTTAAAGTGAACAATGAAATATCTGCCTTGCTTATGTAAGATGTGACAGCTTTGGTATAGTGTTTGATCCTTTCGTGAGGCAACACCAATACGTGTTAATGTTTCACGAACCTTCAAGAAGTCATCCGGATTCACCAATTTAACTTCTAATGGTTCATACCCAGGAATTGCGGGTATATTTATTAAATCATGCGCCATTTGTCAATCCACCTGTGTTCAATTT